GGACGATCACCTCATTGAGCACTTCCTCATTTACGAAAATTCCGCCGAGCGAATTGACGCCTTCGCCCATCGCACGGCTGTCGATCACGCCGTGATCAGCACACCAGCGGGCAGCGTCCTTGTCACCAAAAAGCTGGGCCTTGTAGAACATGCCAGCGCGGTAAGCACGCTCTTCGGCGTTGGGGCCCTTGAAGCCACGGAGACGACCGGCACCGGGAAGGTTGTGATAAATCTGGGTCACGGATCGGCCCTCCTTGGCCGGGGTGGTGGGAGAAACGGCAGCCACCGAAGCGGGGGTCGCCTTGTCCAGGACGGTGCGAAGCTCAAGCTCCTTCGCTGCGACCGACTCGTAGAACTTGATGCGGTCGCGAATCTTCTCGGCACGCTCGCAGAGGCAGCGAATCTTCTTTTCCTTGGCCTCCTCCTCCTCGTACTCCTCTTCGGGAGACTCGGACTTGGTCTCGTCCTCTTCCATGCCGGCCTTGTCGGCAGCGTCGTGCTCGACCTCGGTGTCTTCGATGCCGCCCGCATCCTGGAGGGCGCCCATCTCAGCGAGGACGGCGGCGAGTTCGTCGAGCAGTTGCTTGACCTTGGACGAGGCTTCCATGTGATTCGCTTCCTAGTTTGTGAGTGCGGCAAACAGGTGCCACACGTTCAAACTATTTGGGAGCGATCACTCACCCGAAGAAGGGAGAAAGAGAAAGTGTTGTGCCACACAACACTATTTTTGATGGGCTCGACGCCAGCAAATCGAACGCACGTCGGTCGCAGAGACGACAGAGCGGGCTGATTCTCCACACACTTGGCACTTGAGGTACCGCACCTGGAACTCACCGCTCTGCCTGGAGCTTCTGGTAGCCATGCGGCCGCAACAACCAGACCGTGAACACTTATCGCCGCTACGAAGAGACATAGGCTCCTTACCTTCGAGAAAACGTTTTCTTGACCGACTGAACGGCATCGTTTGCGAACGAATGAACGGGTGCAGTGAGATATGTCGCCACCAAGATGTCACCGGCGTTGCCGGCGGCAACAGTGAATCCATTTCGCACGAGCTTCGAGACGTAGGCAGAAGAACTCTTCTTCACAACCACTGAGATCGACTTCGGCGTGGACTTGTCGGCGATTTCCTTGACTCGGGAGATTTCCTTCGTTGTCAGTTCGCCCGTGGCTCGCCTTGGGTAGACGGTGATCGTTTTCTTATCGACCTCGACACTGAAGGTCTTCTTGCCCTCCTTGTCTTTGATCGTAAGACGCAGCGAGCCACCCTTCGTGTCGGCAGATGATTCGGGAGTGCCGCCGAGCTTCTCGACGAGATTGCCGACCTGCTTCACGTCCATGCCAAGCCGCTCGATCGTTTTCTTCACTCGCGTCGGCCGCATTTGGTTATCGTAGATGCCCTTCACGGCCCCGGTGGCAGCGCCGATCGCGGCGGCCGGCTTCACGACGGCAGGGCCCCCAGTGAGAAGGCCAGTGATCGCTCCTTTGACGGCGCCTTTGACGGCGCCGGTTGCGGCAGCGGCGGCGACTCCGGAGCCGCAGGTGTTTCCTGACGAGAATTTGCCGTCCTCGTCCCGCCCGCAATCACGAGACTCCGCGAACGCGAGCAGGCTGGCGTAGCGGGCGTCGAGCTTCGCCTTGAAACGCTGCTTCGACGACAGGCCGTCCCAGGCCGTCTTCGTCTGCGTGGGATCGTTGACGACGTCGATATTGTACTTCTTCCCACGCCCGTAGAGCCGCTTGTCGATCGTCTTCGGGAACGCTTCCTCGGAGACGGCTCTGATCCGCTTCGCCTCGTCGTTCGAGACTTTGTCGCTCGTGTAGATGGCTGCGCCGTAGTAGCCCATGTGAATGAAATGCGTCTCGTTGTTGTCGCGGTCCCGGATGAAGATGTTGACGCCTTCCTCACCTCGCGTGGACTCGATCTCCACGATGGAGTTGCTGACCTTGCCACCCAGGTCACGGATCAGCTTCTTGATCTGCTTCTCCGTGGTACGCATCTGGTAGAGCTTGCGGGCCACCTTCGTCTGCATCTTGTCAGACTTGGTGCGGACGTTGCGGATTCGCTCGCCCTTGCTGTTGGAGATGCCGCACGAGTTGTCGACGCCACCGCCTGAGCCAGTCGCACAGAATGCTCGCATCTCCACGCCGTCGAGGTCGTACTCAAGTTCGTCGCTTCGGACCGACTTCGGAATCCTCCGGCCGACGTACCCCTTCGTGTCGAGTTCAATCGGCTTGACGGGACGCACCTCGGAAAGAGGGTATCCGTACTTTCCGACGGCAGTGATGTAATGCGGGCTCCCTGGAGAGACGAGGTGCTTCTTGCGATCCGCGTCGAAGTCCTTCTTCGACTTATAGAACTTCGGCTCCCCGATCTTCATCGTGCCTACGAGCGTTGCCTTGCCTTTACCAGTTCGCACGATGCCAACCGTCTTGCCGATGTAAGGGCGAAGCGAGTTTGTAGGGCGAGTCTCAACTGTCTTCTGGCCGGAAAGAATCTGCGTCGTGAATTCCTGGGTGGAGTCGTTGATGCCGATGCCGATGCCGCAGGTGTTGCCAGCACCAAACTTCCCGTCCGGATCGCGGCCGCAATCTGCCGCTCCAGTGATGGCACCGCCGCCTGCGTTCGTTCCCGTGCCCATGGCGCGGGCCTGCGAGAAGGCGACCAGGGCTGCGATACGGCAGTCTGTCGAGAGACTCATCAGCGGCGGTCCTTGAGGAACCTCAGCGTGTCGTCGATGACTTGCCGTGGGTCGACGGCACGCTTCTTCGGCTTGCTCTTCAACTCAGCGGAAAGTTTAGCGTATGCCTCGGACGTCTTACCGTCCTTGAACTCATACTTCTCGGTCTTGCTGCCGTCCGGGTGTTGGCCCTGGACGTAGCCGTCCTTGTCTCCAACCTGCTTGGCAGTCCACGGATAATGCTCGCCCTTGCTCCAGGTCTGGACGCCACCGCCGTCGTCGGCCTTGCCTCCGTCCTTGCCTCCACGGGCAAGCTGACCTTCGCGTGCCTTGTCGAGAAACTCCTGGGCGTCCTTCTCCTTGGACTTGTCTTTGTGGTCGCCCTTGTCCCACTCCTTGTAGTCGCCCTTGCCGCCGCACGAGTTGTCGACGCCGCCGCCTGGGCCCGTCGGACAGAAGCCGCGACGCTCGCGGTAGAAGTCGAGGAACTCGTCGTAACGCTTGGACGACTTCTTCCCGAAAGACTTGATCATCGTGACGCGAGTGGCGTCGTCGGCTGCGATCGAATGCGTGAAGCCGGCGTCGACAAACGTGTCTTCTTCAAGTCTGTCCATCGTGTCGAGAGCGACCATGATGTGGTCGACGCCGAGGTCTCTGCCGGCCTTGATCAATGTCTTCGCGAGGAGGCCGACGCTTTCGGTGCCTTTGCCGCCGATCGCGTTGGTTGCTCCCTCGACAAACGCAACTCGACCGGAAAGGCTGCTTCCGACCTCTTCTTTGCTGTACTTCTGAATGGACAGCTTGACGCCACCGCCCTCGGCCTCGACGCTGCCGTTCTTTCCGGCCGCGATGGACATTGACTTCCCGAGTGTTCTTGCGAATGAATCGATTTTCTTGACGGAAGAACCGAACTTCTTGAGAGCTTTCTCGACCTTTGCGACGTAGCGGTCGACGCTGACGGCCCCTGCCACAAGGCCAGCGAAACCGCCAACAATTGCCCCGGGCACTCCGGCGATTGCACCTATCGCCGCGCCGGTGGCCGCGCCCGCAATGGCCGGCGTTGAGTCGGCGTAAATATCGGCGCCGGTGTCGTCGTCAGGTTTGCCTTCGGACGATCCACCTCCCTTCCCGCCACACGAGTTATCGATCCCGCCGCCTGGGCCCGTCGGGCAGAAGCCGCGACGCTCGGCGATGAACTCCTGGCACTTCCGCATCTCTTCGCTGACGTCGATCTTTGGCGTCGGTGGCTCCATCACGGCAGGCGTGGGCTCACTCGCGATGAAGTGTTCGTAGCTCCGCTTTGCAACGGCAACAGAGCTATCCCTGTACGCCGGGTAGGTCACTGGGCCGCAGTCCAGCAACGCCTTAATTTTTGTGACAAGTCGGCGGCTCTTGCCGCCTTCGCGGGTCCATTTTTCCCCGCCTTCTGCGCAAATGAAACTGAAGCTGCTTCCCTTGAGGTCCCCGCGAGCCACCATTTCGGCGATGTCCTGGCGGCTCTCGGGCAAGAGAATCTCGTACTTGAGTCCGAGCTTGTCGACCACGAGCTTCATCGTGTTTGGGTAGCGGCCGATGAGGTGATTCGGATCGTGGTTGAACAGACCGCGAGTCTCCAGGGGACGGCCTTCGAGGTCCTTCCCCTTCTCGACGATCTCGAACGCCGAGGGGGCAATTTGCTCGACAAAATCCCCCAAGAGCAACGAATCGGTGCGGAACTTCGCAGCGTACCCCACAAGGTACGTCCGACGCTCGCCCGTCTCAGGGTCGGCACGGTGCTCGACATTGAGCGAGCCCTCCGTGGCGTTCTCGGTGCCCGATGCCGCCAAGTACCGACGCTCGACATTGTCCATCGCGGTCTCCTTGCTCTCGATGCTACGGGCTACCGTATCCGGACTATAAGATCGGCCTTCCTTCTCGTCGGCGGCGTTCATCTGCTCGACGACCTTCTTCGCCCACGAGTAGCCGCTCTGGAATCCACCCCAGAGCTTCGCGGCGATGTAGCCATTTGAGGGCCAGCCCTTATCCCCGCGATCGAAACCCTCGCCTTGCTGGTCAGATGCATGCCGATCGAAGTATGCCTTCATGCGTCGCACTGTCGAAGGCGAGACTTCGGTGCCGTTCGACAAGTCTCTCGCGCGTGCGATGCCGACGGCAGTGCCGCCACGGCCGTACTCGCGGCGGAGCTTGAGGCCGTACTCCGCTTCGCGGCGGGCGCCGGAAGGGGGCTTGAAGTTAATGTGGCTATACTTCTCGGGCTTTGCCATCCTTGGCCTCCTGGTCTTCTTTGTCCCAGCGGTCCCAGTCTTCCTGACTCGGGGCTTCGCCGCTGAGGCCGTTCTCCTGAATCTCGTCCCAGACTTCGTCCAGGATCGGATCGTTGTCGCAGTCGATGCCACGACGCGAGCTATCTGGTGCCGGCATGCTGCGACGCTCCTTTGTCCGATCCTGGAATTTTATCAGAGCTTCTCGGCTCTTGCTTCGCGGGCGGGCGTCGAACGTGAGCTTGATCGCGCCGCCGTTCTCTCTCCACCACTCGCGTCCACCGGGCATCGCGTAGATGTCGAGGAGGGACTTGGCCTTTGCAAACTGCTCAGGAATGCTGCCCGATCGGAGAGCCCTGGCTACGTCGGCGATCGGCGCGTCGTATCCGTACTTCGGCCAGACGTGGTACCCAGTCATCCTCATGTTTGGGTTCGCAGTATCAAACCGCTCCGCCTCCATCACGAGACGGACGGCACCAGAGGACACCGACTTCGAGACGGACTCCAGGGCGAGGCCCTTGCCCTGGAAGTCTGGATGAACAAAGAACCCCGCCATATGCAGGACATTGCCGTCGCGGCCTTTGGAAATGTTTCTCGAAGCCTCGACAGCCTTCACGGCAGTGCCGGATTTCGCGAACTGCTTCTCGTCGTCCTGAAATCCCTCGCCAGTGGCGACGCCCATCGCGGACCAGTGCATCTCGATGCCGTCTCCGAATTGCTGCGGAATGATCTCAAGGCGTGGCCGCGTGATGCTCGCGCGATCGGCAGCTTCCTTGATGGGGCCCGACGCCAGCACGGCCTCTGCTACCGTCATCCCAAGACCATCCACGATCCGCTGGCGGATGTCGTCTGGCTTGTGAATCTTGATGGCCGCGAGCGACTCAGAGCCCGCGAACAGAGGCTTGCCAGGAGTCCAAATCTCGGTTCCGCTCGACGTCCCCCAGTTGGCTTCGTCGCCGCCCCAACGCGATGACGTTGCTGATCCGCCGCCTCCGCCATCCTTGTCGGCGGCCATCTTCGGGGAGCACGAGTTGTCGATGCCGTTGCCCTCGCCCGTTGGGCAAAATGCCCGACGCTCGATCCACGCTTCCGCGATGGCCGAGAGCAGGTCACGCGACGACTTGCCGAAACGCTCTCGAACCTTCGAGTAGACCTTCCAGCCCTGGCTCTCCTTGTCGCTTACGCTGAGCGACATAGACATGCCGCCGCCGTACTTCTCCCACCACCGCTGTCCTTCTTTTGTCTCGTACAGCGACTGGATGGTGAGCTTCCCGCCGGCCTTCTCCTGCCTCGCCTTGGGAGAGAGAACAGAGTCTGGAATCTTGTCGCCGTAGCTGTTGAACACGCCCTTCATCGGGGACCACGTTCGCGTCACAAGATTTCGGGGAATCTCTCCGTCGAACCCCAGTCGCGGCCAGATTCTGTAGCCCTTGTACCGATCGTTGCTCGCGTCGCCTGCGGCACGCATCGTGATGGTGTCGACGCCGACCTCTTCGGCGGCGGCGATGCTGGCAGTGACAGACGTCATCATTTGGCGAGCGATCGAGATTCGGGAGTTTTCCTTTACCTCCGGAGACACGTCTAAAAGCGTGTACTTCAACTCAAGCTCGCCGGACTCGTGCCTCTTCATGGAAGTAGTGACGGTGATCGCGTTGGTCACGCCGTCGACGTCCTTCCTCGAAACGACAGTGAACTCACTGTCGCTGGCTACGCCGCCGCCTTCGCCGCTCATTCGACCCATCGCGTAGGCCGTGTCGCCGGCGGTGGCGATGATGTTCACGTCATCGTCCGACGAGGCCATGACGCGAATGGCATCGTCAAGCGAGATGCCTGTGTTCTTGAGAACACCGCTAAGCTCTGCCCCGTCAACGACGGTGAAAGAGTTGGCGGCCTTCAGTAACTTCGACGGACTGACTGACCCGCTCAGCGAATTTTTGTCCCAATAAACAACCGCCTCTTGGCTCTTCCATCCGTTCTTGGATGGCATGGCTACATCAAGGCCGGCAGGCTCGACAGGCGGAGGAGACGCCTTGCCGTCGGAGCCGCACGAATTGTCGATGCCACCGCCCTCGCCCGTCGCGCAGAAGCCTCGCTTCTCGCCGGACTCCTTACGAAACTCTTCCCACAACTCTTCGAGCTTCTTCAGTTCTTCGTCAGAGAAGATTTCGTCGCCGGCCTCAAAGCTCCGGTTCTCGGCGAGCTTGCCGAGCCGTTGCCGATACGCCTTGAAACGCTCCCAGCCGGGAGTGCTCTGGTCGCCTGGGCGGAGCCACATTGGGATTTCCTGTCCCCGATCCTCCCAATACTTCTGCCCGGCCTTCGTTTCGTACAAGGCCTGGATCGTCAGCTTGCCGGCCCGCTTCTCGGCGACGGCCCGTGGCGAAAGATCGGCTTCTCGAAGCCGGGTGAGCATCTTCCTCGGGATCACGCCGTCGAAGCCGAACTTCGGCCACATTCGGTAGCCCTTGAACGCCTCGCTGTCTTTGCTGCCGGCGGCATCGAGGCGAATCTCGGAGACGCCGCTCTTCTCGGCGAGCGACACGCTCTTGATAACGCCGCCGATCACTTCCTTCGCGCATGCGACGGCGGCTTTCTCTTGGGCCTCTGCCGATGCGTGGAACGCGTGATACTCAAGGACAAGCTCGCCGTCGCTGGTTTTTCTCAGAGACGAGTTACTGTCGAGGGCGTCTTTGATGCCAGACACGTCCTTCGTGGTCATCACGAACGCAACGGCCTTGCTCTCTTCGCCCGGTGTCCCCAGCCCCATCGAATCGTATGGATGCTCGGGAGACACGATGACTGTCGTGCCCTCGGACGGCGCCGCGCACATGGTCACGGCGTCCGACAGCGAAACTCCCATCTCGTCCAGGGCAGACTTCATGTCGACCGGGCTCTCGATTGCAAGGGATCGCAGCTTTTCAGCGCCCTCGATCGGCGGGCGTCTTTCGAGGTCCTTGCCCTCGTACACCGCGACAATCTCTTCCGAGTCTTCCCAGGAGTTGTCCAGTTCCTTTACCGAAGAGCCGCCGCCATCCGACGCCGAGCAGTCGTTCTTGATCCCGCCGCCTTCGCCGGTGGGGCAGAATGCTCTCTTCTCAAGAGTCGAGAAATCTTCTGATTCGCCCTCGTAGTCGTCGAGCAGCCCGTCGTCCCAAATCTCTTCCCACAACTCTTCGAGCTTGGCGGTGTCCTCCGGGGACAGCCAGTCGAGGCCCTCGCCAACAGCAAGCTCGCGGCGGCTTCGCTCAAAGTGCCGGACGAACTTGCCGAAAATCTGCATCTGCGGGCTGTCGGGCCTAGTCAGGTCAAGCTGAACGTCGAGGTCCGTGCCGTTGTCTCGCCACCACCTCGTGCCTTCGGGTGTCGCGTGTAGGTCGATCAAGCTGCGGCAGTGCGAGAGAGTCTCGGGCAGCTTGTTGCGAACATGAAAAGGAATCGGGGCGTCGAATCCCATGCGAGGCCAGATGGTGTAGCCCTTGAACATGCCATCTCGGGCCTGCCGTGGATCACCCGCCGCGTTGAGCGTAACCTTCGAGACGCCTTGCTTGATCGAGGCCTCGACGCTCCCCGTCATAATCCGGAAGAACTCGCGAGCGGCTGCGTGCCGCTTCTCCGGGTCGCGGCTCACGTCCGTCTTCACGTCCATCAGCTTGTGATCGACGACAATCTCCGGGTCTTCGGCAGGCCCTGCGTTGTAAATGACAGACTGGCTGAATAGGCCACCCTTCACGCCGGCCACGTCTCGCGTGGTCTCGACATGCAGGCCGTCGCCGCCTTCGTGGTCATGGTCCCGACGCATGAAGACATACGTCCCGTCGGACGCGCCGCCTGCCATGCTGACAACGTCATCCTCGACGACGCCCATCGAATCCAGGCGACGGTCGATTTCCTCTCGCTTGTCGCCGATGTTGATCTCGGGACCGGAGCCACCGGCATCGCCCCCGCCGCCCTCTCCCGCATCGCCGGGCGAATCGTCCGTCGAGCACGAGTTGTCGACGCCGCCGCCTTCGCCCGTCGGGCAAAATGCCCTTCGCTCCGAAGTGCGTCCTTCGATGTCGAGAAGGATTTTCACGAACTGCTCGTCGGACAGGTGGCTGATCATCTCCCAGTACAAGAGGTTCTCGCGGCCGCCCGTCTCGTAGTCGTCGTAGTCGCCGGTGGTTTGCTGCGACTCGTTGCGTCGCTCTTTCTTTGCACGGGCAATGCGATTTGACTGGTCTTCGGCAATTTTCCTGATCTGATCAGAGTAGAAGGACAGCTTGCCTTGTTCTGTTGCCGTCTTGGCACCGAGTGCTGCGTAGGCGTCTTGCTCGTCTTGCCAGAGGACGTCTTGCGCGTACGCGACCGGAAGCCCGGTAGCCTTGCTGATCGAGTCGTAGACGTCGATCATGTTCGCGCGTCGCTTGCCGCTGCCTGGGTCGCCCATGAGCGACGTGTCGTTCTCAACAATGTTCTTGGCGAGCTTATTTAGCTTCCCGGCCGTGCCACGCTTCTCCGAGTAGTCAGTCGAAGCATAGTGCCGCAGCCGAGCGCTCGACCACGCACGAACGGTGTCGTCGATCTCGCCAGTGGCGGACATTTTTTTCAGGGAGTCGACAAGCTGGTTTCCGTCAACGCCATGCAATTGCTGGGCGTTAGCGCCCTTGATCACTCGCAGCGTTTCATTGGCGTGGTCCTTAGCCTTTCCGGCCTTAGCTTCCTGCACAAGCTCTCCGGTGATCCTGCCCCAGGTCCTAGTCGCCCAGATGTCGGCCGTGAGTGGCGCAGAGTCGCCGGTGTTGTTCGCGAAGAAGCACCCGAACTTTGGGCCGAACGTGCAGAAGAGAGGTACTTCCTGGTCCACAAGGAAGCTCCCCGGCTTCCATGATTTGACGCTTGGCCCTTCGCCTTTGAACTCCTCCCTAAAAAACTTGTCGAAATCGCCGGCTCGCATTTTTGTGCCGGTGAATAGGTCGCGAGTCTTGTCTAGGCCCATAGCTGGATCAATTGAGCCGTCCGGTCGCTTTCCGAGCGTGTCAATCACCCCCTGTAGGCGAGACAGTGAGGACTTGATCGCTGCGCCGGTAACGCCGAACGATGTCGAAGTCGAGACTCGGCCGTCGCCGTCGAATACCTTCGACAGCACGGAGTCCGTTCGCTGCATGTTTGCGAACGGACTGGCGTTTGAGCTTGTCAAAGCCTGCACGGCACGGAACAGAAACTCCGCGTTCTCAGGGCTGACCTCGAAGCCAGCCTTTGTCCTGCCCCCGTTGATGCGAGGCTCAATCCTGGAGAACTCGTCAATCTGCCGCTGTCGCTCTTCTGGCGTGTAGAAGACTGGCTTGATGCCCCGGCCGGCGGCGGCTTGTATTTGCGCTACATGTGATTCAGCGACGTACTCGCGGTCTTTGTCGCCGAGGGGTTTCGCGGAGTCGATCGCCGGGCCACGAGACTCGGCCTGCCTGTCCGCGAGATACTTTCCGGCGGCTGTCGTGCTGACATACTCGCGGCCGCCGAACTTATAGATCGTCCCGTCTTCGCGAGAGCCAACAGAAGAACTGACGATCGACTTTCCGTCATCGCTCCTCGCTGTTGAGGGCGATGAGATCGCTTGCTGCGCCACGTTGACCACAACGCGAGGAACGCCTTGCCCCTCGACGCCTGTTCCGGCGCCTTCCTGGCACTTGTTTCCTTCGCCGAATCTCCCGCTCGGATCGCGGACGCAGTCGTCGCGAGACTCTAGAGAGTTCTCGCGGTCTCCAACTGATCCTTGAGGAAGTCGAGCGTCTCTAGGACGTACTCCTCTCCCTTCACGCTGATCAGCATCTCGACGTACTGATCTTCGTCCTTCGTGAGAGTCGCTCGCCAGTCTTGCAGTTCTTTTTGCCGCGTCGAAGTCATCTGTGTACTCGGAGTCAGGAAGGGCTGTGTAGGGAGGGAAGGTTCCAGCGCGACTCTGAATCGTCTGCCGATCGCCGCCTTGGTAGGCCATGACGACGACGTCAGGCCTCTTGTTCTTTTCGTAGTCCCAGTCCGGGGGAGCGTACTCGTCGACGAACCTGAGCTTCGCCACGGGCACGAACCCCAACTGAGAGTATAGCGTCGTCAAATGACCTTCGTAGCAGTCGAGCGTTTTTGCGCCTGATTTGATCGCCTCGATGACGGCCGCCGAGCCGGCCCTCTTGGGGCCGTCGTTGTTGAAGACGTTTCCCAAGTCTCCGTCTTTGTCTACGAGGCATCCGGCCGTACCGTCGGAAGATAAAAAAATCTGAGACTCGGCGAACTTCTCCTCGGAAATCTCAGAGAAATTGTGCTTCCGAGTGGACTTGTCTCGCGATGCCATGAACTCAGAATGCGAGACTTCCGAAGTCCTGAAGTTCACCTGCGGAATGTTTTGCGGAGTGAGTGGCTCACTCTTCTTGGATTCATCTGGCTTTCCTCCGCCAGCCCCGCCGCCCCCGTCCTTGTCCGGGGCCATCATCTGCTTGGCCCCGCACGAATTGTCGACTCCACCGCCCTTGCCGGTCGGGCAGTAGGCACGGCCCTCTTTGCCGGCCTTCGTCACCTTGGCGGCGAACTTCCTGGCCTTCTCGGCCATCTTGTTGACGCGATCGGCGTCCTCGGCCCACCACTCGACGAGGCCGTCGCCGATCCCGGCCGCTTTCTTGATCTCCTCGATCAATTCCGTCGCCCGCTCGGATGCTTTGCTCATTTCTTTTTCGCCTTGCCCCAAATCTTGCGGCCCTGCAACGCGCCGGTCTTCACGCGGTCCGGCGCCGATGACTTTTCAACCGTTCGCTCAGCAAATTCGGCCAGCTTCGCCGAGTCGTAGGCGAGCGCTTCCTTCGGAACACCAGAGACTTCCTTTGGCTTCCCCGTGTTATCGAGGAACACGAACGATGCGCTGGCGTTGTCTTTGTTGGCCTGATGGAAAGCGTGGTGGTTCCTGGCTCCGATCGCATAGCTGTCCGCGAAAACCTTCGCGTCGACCATGCGGCCGTCCTTCGGATCGCTCGCACGCTTCACAACGCCACGCTCAGGGTCGGCCCACTGCCTCTCTGGGTCGGCGTGTACATACACGAACGTCGCCTTGAGGCCTCGCTTCTCGGCCTCGGCGAGAATCCACGGGTTCTCAGTCGCGTTCTGGTCGCCGGCGGAGTCCCACACGGCCTTCGACTTGCCCTTCTGCTCCAGGGCCTTCGGATTGTTCTTGAGAGCGAAGCCCTTGCCTGCGCCGCAGCCGCCAACCGTCACCATGATCTCGTCGCCTTCTTTAAGCGTGTCGAGATGCTGGAGGAATGCTCGCTTAGCGATGGCGTTTGCGGCCTGATGGAGGCAGGTGTTGAGCGTCGCGCGGTTCTCTGCTCGTGACTCGGGGTCCGGATCGCTCCATGCATCGGTCAAACACTTGGCGTCGTCAGTGCCGAACGTCGGCGGATCGCCCATCGAGCCCACGAGTTCGCGAAACTGGCCCGCGACGCCCTCGGGATCATCCTCGTAGTGAGCAATGAACGACTCTTCGACTGCACGAGCACGCTCGTCGAGGTTTGGAATGCGGGGGATCGGCGGTGGTGGCGGCACGTCCATCGCCGGGACGCCGACGCGGGCCTTGTCAGTCACTCCGTCCTGGTTTTTGTCTACCTCGACGTCTACATCGTGGCATGGCTTCGGGCAGTCTGAAGGCGAATCACCGCTGGAACCATTTCCATCAGACGAATTGCCGTCTTCTCCGCCCTGTCCGTCCTTGTCTCCACACGAGTTGTCGATGCCCCCGCCCTCGCCCGTCGGGCAAAACCCGCGAGACTCAAGGCCCCACGAGTCGACGGCCATCATCTCTTCAAGAGAGCGGTAGTGCGTCTTCGCGTTCCTGTTTCCGTACTTCGGCTCGCGGGTGAAGACGGTGTTGCCAGCGCTCAGAGCGCCGACTCCGCCCACAACTTCCTGGCCCGTCCTCTTGTCGTAGAAATAAGTGGCCTTCTGCGGGTCGTACCCAACGGGAGTCCACGAGTCGATGTCCGAAGGGACGTCTCTGCTTGCCGAAAACGCTCCGTTGACAGTCGCCAGAGGCGTTTTGCTCTTTCCTTCGGCAACTTGCTGGGCACGGTCTTCGTCATTTGCAGAAAATCGCACCGGACCGCTCAGCATTGCCATGGAGTCATAGCCAAGTACGCTGCCGAATGGCTTTTTTGCTTCTGGATTCTTGCCCTCATGGACAGTAACGACGTATGTCTTGCCCTCCGACTTATTCCAGGCAGGTATGTCGATGCGGAGAGCTACCGGCGTGCCATCCGGCAGCTTCCGGCTGGCGCCGATCTTGCTTTGCTGAACGTCCGCATCCTTGAGGGCAGCGGAAATCTCCTCGTCCTGGGGGACGCGAATGTTTTCCGAGTTTTTTGAGTCACCAACTGACACGAAAGGCCTGTATCGCTCAAACTTTTCCCTAGCCTCGGAGGCCGTCAGCTTGCCTTCGCTGCCCCCGGCCGGCGAGCAGTCGTTCTTCACGCCGCCGCCCTCGCCCGTTGGGCAAAATGCCCGCTGCTCAGGGCCATCCACGATCTTTTCCGTCGGGATCACCCACAACTTGCAGATCGCATCGCCGTTAATCGAGCCCGAGACGACCTTGCAGCCGCCTTCTTCGAAGTAGTGCGTGCAGTTGTGGCACTTGATGCCCCTGGAAGCGAACGGATTCTTCTCGATGTAGTGTGCGGCGGTCTTGTTCCACTTGCCGTCCTCGTCCGCGATCTCTTGCTGAGCCTCTTCGAGCTTCTCGTCCTGCGGCAGAAGCTCCCTCGACTCGGACCTTTGCTTCGCCGAGTCCTCTCCCTTGGGAGATTCGAGCGGCGACTTGCCTGTTTTGACCTCGGAGAGGCTCGGCGGACCGCCCGGAGCCTTCGGCGGAGCACCAGAACCGAAGCCCGGCATCATCGACGGGTCCGGTTTTGGCTTCACAGCCTCTTCGAGAGGCTGCAAATTCATCGCCACGAGGTGCGTGTCGGCCTCAGGGCCGAGCGGACCGTACCCTTCGGCACGTCTAATGTCGTTAATCGACAGCACGCCCAGGTTGAGCATGGTCGAGTACCAGCTTGCGCGGCTCCCGGAGTCGCCACGGAGCAGCCCCTTCGTGTCAAACTTGGCGTAGTAGACCGCGTCGTCGTAGATGAGCGACCGGCTGATGCTCTGCTCGATGCGAGTGAGCCACGGCATCAGCGTGTAGTTGACGAACTCTTGCCCTTGGACCTCCAGGTTGCCGCCTGACTGCCCCTGAATCAAATGCAACGGCAACCGAAAGCAGCGAGCTATCTCTTCGCATTGAAATCTCCGGACCTCCAGAAATTGCGAATCATTATTTGTCGCACCGAACGGCTCAATTTTGAGTCCATTCGTGAGGATGGCCGTTCTATGAGCATTTTGGACGCCGCGATGAATTCTCTCCCAATTCTCGCGGAGCCTCTCAGCGGTCTCGGCGGACAACGCGCCGTCCGTTTGGAGCACCACGCCGGGGCGGCCCATGTTTGCCCAGAACTTTGAAGCGTAGATTTCGCACGCACGAGCAAGCGCGATCGCGTCGCGGCTCACTTCGACCGGCACCATGCCCTTCACGCCGTCCGGCTCGGGCGTCCAGCGGACGTGCATGATCTGATCTTGCGTGTACTGCATCATCCGGCCGGTCTGCGGGTCGTTGTAGCTGTACTTGAGACGCCCGTTCTCCAGTCGCTCGATCCGCATTCGGCTCGGGTGCAGGTTGTTGAGTTCCGTTACGCTCCCGTACTTGCCAGACTTCACCTCGGTGTAGCTGTTGCCCCAGCATGTCAGGGCCATGAGCATCTGCTCGAAGAACTCGAACTTGGTCTGCCAACTGTTGGGGGCGAATCCAAGGACATGCGAGAGAGGAATCTCGCTCGCGATCTCTTCGTGTCCGTTCTTGAGACGCCGATGGACGAGAAGGGGCAATCCAGCCACCGTTTCGCTGATGATCCGGCAGGCTGCGAGGAACACAGTCGACTGAAGGGCCGTGTCCGGATTGATCCGCACCTCGGCGGACGTGAGAAACTTCCCGCCGTGGACTTCGTCCGACAGGAGGATGTTGTTCCACGAGATGCTGCGAACGTCGGGCTCGTTCTCACCCCGTGCCGGTGTCCAGACAATGTCGCTGACCGCCGCGTTTTCCTCGATCATAGGATCAGAATCTCCGGTTCAGGCGTCGGTGGGGCGGAGGCGGCGTCGCTGGCAATCGACACCGCCATGATGAGTGCGACGATTCCGTCGACCCGCAGCGGACTCATGGGGCTTGGCTTCACGACCTTGATGTATCCCTCGGAGTTTTCTTTCGTCGTCGCATTGCCGGCCATCCAATTCAGCACAGGGTTGTCGTTGGTCCGCAGCCGGGCCTGGGCGATCAAACTTTCGATCGCTTTCGTCCCGGGGTTCATGCTGGCAAACGACTGTGAAAATCCTTGCACATTCAGGCCCTCCGCCTGAAGTTGCTGTACGAGGTAGTGGCTGTTGTGTGGATCGACGGCGATCATCCGCACAGTTCGCTCTTTGCAGAACTGGAGGATGTCTCGCTTGATGAACGAGTAGTCGCAGGTGTTCCCTGGCGTGAGAGTAAGGCCCACCGACTCGTTCTTGGCCCAGGTTGTGTACGGGACTCCGTCCTTCTGCGAACGGATACCGGCGTTCTCACCGGGAATCCAGAACCGGCAGAGCACGTCAAATACGTCGTCCGGACCCTTGCTCACCGCCACGAATGCGTTGCAGTCCCAGGTCTGAGCAAGATCGAGCCCGGCGTACCACTCTCGCTCCAGGCCGAGGCTGCCAGACAGGCCCTTGCAGCGGTCCCACTGATCGAGCTTGATGAATTTGTTGCCGTCGCCCTGTGTCCAGACATTGAGTCGGTACCTGAGGAATCCAGAAAGACGGGAGTTCGACTGCTCGGCGTCGCGGACGTCAGCGCGGAAGCTCTCCTCGTCCATCGTGACGCCCCAGGATGGATTCGCCGCCTTCCACACCTCGGGGTCTCGGTAGTCATCCTCTGGCGCGGCGGCCGCTACATAGGCGAAGAACTGCTCGTCATAGCTCGGGTCGAGCCTGCATTTCATTGCGTGGTCATGCAGTTCGTAGCCGATCGAGTTGCGGTCCACGCCAGCGGTGGTGATCGCCAGAATCAGGCTCTGGCTTCTGGAAATGCCGCCATACCTGATCGCGTCCCAGAGCTTGCGATCCTTGGCCGAGTGAATCTCGTCGTAGCACAGCGAGTGGATGTTCAAACCCTCCTGCCGGCCGGCATCGCTGGAGATGACCTTCCAGAAGCTGTTCGTCGGAACGTAAGCGATCGTCTTCCGGGAGTCGACGATCTCCAGCATCTCGGACAGGTATGGGCTGGCCTGGACCAACTCCTTCATCTGCTTGTAGACGATCGAAGCCTGCTCTCTCGACGTGGCACAGCCGAAGCATTCAGCGGCTTGCTCGCCGTCGGCGACCATCGTGTAGAGGCCTATGCCGGACAGAAGAGTCGATTTGCCTCATTGTCGTCTTGGCCCCCACGGCAACCAGCCGCAGGGGCCAAGACGCCATTTTTTTTAGGCACCTCTATGTACCCGACTCGGTACTTCCGCATGTCGTTGTCGACACGCATCCATCCGAAAAGCTCCTCGATGACGTCGCTCTTCTGCCAGTCGAGCAGCGTAAAAGGCTGGCCGGCGAACTGGCCCTTCGAGTGCGTGAGGAACCGCTCGAAGAACGCGACCGCGTGGGCGGCCTTGTCTTCGTCGAAGTAGTATTTAAGCCCCTGCTTGACCGCGTCGGCTTTCGGCAAACGCGGCAAGAGGATTTTGGGGGGCAGAGGCACCGGTCACCTTCATGGAAGATCGGGCAGCCGGTGTCATTCCAAACTGGCGTTCAATCTCCAAGAGTTCTTTCCTGAGAGATTTCACCAGCGTGGCCTCCGCAGTCACTTGGCTGTATCCGGTCGAAGTGAGTTGAGTCGAGCCGTGTTCACGGCAGTGGGCTTCGAGGTTATACCACTGCTCCCACATGAGGCAGTAGCGTTGTACAGCGTGGCGATCCGCCTGGGAGAGCACGCCCATGCCTGACAAGAGCGAGACCATCTCGTGCCACTTCTCCACCGCGAGGCCTTCGAGCCCGGCCGGCGGAGTCGCGTCGATTGGGGGCGGCGTGGGCTCGGCATCGTTGATCGGCCGCTTGCCCGGATTGTCCCGCAGGAGCTTGAGTGCAGTGGGGACTGGTGGCCGACCCATTCGCTGATTCAGGGCCAGAAAAGCCCTACCTCAAAATTTTGCGGGCGCTCACGCAAGCC